ACCAGATTTTCATATTGCAAATCAGTATGCAAGACATCTGCAACTTGGGAACCAATATCATTCACTTCCACCAATATCCAAGCATTGTTATATCGTTTACCAACAGAATTAATAATTGACGGATATACAAGAGGTGAAATAATATTATTTCTAAATTTAGCAACTACTTTGTATGGGGGTTTGGTGACATCTAGCACCACGAACGCGCTGTAGTCCTTTCCCTGTCCTCTGGCGGTATCTACAGTGATGAAGTAGACATGATCGTTGTTGTTGTCATTTTGATCTTTTATTGGTTCTTCATACACCCAAAACCCGTCTTTATTTCTTACTAGAGGCGGAGAATATGTTAAAGTATGAAGTTTGTGAGAAGCAATTAAGGTATCACTAGATCCAATAAAGTCACATTCAAACTCCTGCTGAAACTGCTTCTCAGAAGTATTTTGAATTGTTTTCTTTCTCCACTCATCATCGCGCAAAGGCCCGCCCGGAAATTGTGGTGTCTGACTCCAATTAATATCAATTGGCACATATTCATTTTGCTTATTGATTGCACCTTTCCAAAACTGGTAAAACATGTTTAGACCGTTTGGGGTAGAAATGATAATAACTTGTGTTGTTTGTCCAGCAGTTACTGTAGGATAAACTGAACTAAAAAATTCATCTGCCACGGTTACGGGAACGTGAGCAAACTCGTCTAGTACAATGATGTTGAAAGATCCACCACGAACTGCCGAAGATGATGTCGCGGCCGCGATGATCTTTGAACCATTTTCTAATTTAATTGAGTTTTTATTCCACTCGACAATTCCCTGCTGTAACCACCACGGCAAATGTTCATATGCCATCTTGATGCGCTCAAGAACTTCACGAGCAGCAGTTTGCTTGTTTGCAAGAATGGCAATATTCATATTTTGATTAAACAGTGCTTTATTTAAAAGATAACCAGGACCTACTGTTGTTGTCTTACCAGACTGACGAGGAAGTTTACATATAACATGTCTATGATTTACAAGTGTTTCTAAAATAGTTTCCTGATAATCATATGGAATAAAAGGAATAACCCCTTGATCAAGAGAAACTACCTTAATATAAGTTTTTGCAAAGTAAATAGGATCGTTAGCACACTTGATGTATTCTTTAACTTGTTCTTTCGAGAAGTCAACTTTTACACCAGTTGGTTTTAAATTCTTGTTTCCTAGATAACCTTTTTTATTGTACCGACTGCTCGCCATCTTCATCCTCCACATCAATCACTTCTGCTTCGGGTAAATCTTTATACTGACTTCTAGATGTATTAATTAAATTTTGAAGATCAGTAGTAGAACCAACATAGATTGAATTGTTTGTTGTGTTCTTGATTGTCACATTTTCCTTTTCTGCATCCTTTGCCTTCTTGTGTATTTCAAGAAGATCTTTATTCATTTCAGTTACTGTTTTGAGAAGCAGAGATGCAACTTCATATGCTCTTGGCGAGTCTCCTGCTTCTGCAACACGCATGATTCCCTGAACTGCATCCATACCAGTTGTAATCATTTCGGTGATGCTATCTCTCGCTTTTTCAAAATCACCACTTAGCATTGCCTCTCTCTGTTCTTTTTTGATCTTGTCTAGATCTTTTTTAGAGACAGGTAATTCTTTTGGTTTAGATGGTTCAAACTCTACATCTAATGCTTTTGATATTTTTTCATTTGCATCGCTCATGGTACATATGTAACACTTCCTGTGTCAGCATCTCCTGTATATCCTGTATCTGTAATAAATTCTTCTGTAACATAATTTTTAAAGTTAATATCTACATTTTCTATTGGTCCATAAGAAGTAGTGTTTATCTTACCAAATAAATATGTTTTTGCTGTAAATGTAAGACTTGATATTACACTTCTTCTTGTTGCATACGTCCCTTCAAAATCTTCTGTAGTTTGAACACCATTTAGTTGAAATGGAACATCCACTTTGGTATTTAATTCATTAAAGTTTATAGTAACAGTAAAATCTGGAGTAAAATTTGGTATTATTTGTTCTATAATTTGAAAATTATCATCTATGGTTCTAGCAAAAACATAAACACCAAAATCTACATTATATGGTATTTCTGACCACATAGATGACGTACTGTCTGAAGTTGAATTTATTACTTTTTTAAGTTTATTCAACTTTCTTGTTGGATCATATAAAATATTTGTTATTTGAAATCCAATAACTGGAAGAGTTATTCCCAGTTTAGTACCAGAACTAATACTACTTGCTTCTGTTAACCTTCTTACAAATTTTTCTTTTGGTCCGTAGGTCAACGGTACTCTTATTTTTTCAGTTAGAGTATTAGATGCATCAAATCTAGAAAGATATATTTCATTAAATATAGATCCAAATGCAACAACTAACTTTTTCAGAGAACGATTATAATAACTATCGTTTATGCCAAACATCAATATTCTCCTTCCGAGAATGGATCAGTTTCTGTAAAGTCAAAAATTGATTGTTGTTGTGTCTTCATTGCTATTATATCATTATCTCTATCTGGATCGTCTGTTTCTGGATTTCTTGCTATTACAACTGTAGTTCCTGTGTAACCAAGTAAAGAGTATTCTACTCCAGACGATGCTCCCTTTATAGATTGATTACCAACTGCAAATGTACCAGTTATATCACCAATGTATGCATAACTATAGGTATTTCCATCATTGTACTGGAATTCAATGAGAGTTGCCGTTGCTGTTGCATTCGAATATGTTGCACCTGAACCAGTAGTTCCGGCAACTTGGAAAACTTTTTCTCCTTCGTAGAAACTTGCAGTTCCCCCAAAACCAGTATATCCAAGAGTAAGAATTTTGAGATATTCTTTTCTATCTGTCTGTGTCGAATCTATATCAGAATTTCCAGTATTGATTGTTTCGTGTGAATAGTTAAATACTTCACATGTTAAATTATATGTCGTTAGTTTACCAAACTGAAAGAATGGTTGTTTGTCTTCAACGAAGTTAATTTCAAACATATATTCCATCATTGGAAAATAAATAAGATCACCTTCTCGTGGTCTAATTATATCTGGTTCTCTAGTAACAACTTCTTGTTGAAATCTAGTTTTTGAAAGAACCAAATTTATTCTGTCTGTTAATTGAATACCAAATTTACTAACAATATCTCTTTCACCACCAAACTGCTGAACATCACTTAGATACATCTCAATTATATAACCTTTGGTAAATTTACTACCTTGAGTATCTTCACCTAAAGTTTGATCTAAATTTAAATATTGTCTAGGGATGTAAACAACATCTCTACCAGTAGCCTTGATTGTTTCTATGACAAGGTCATTTAGTAAGTTTTGTTCTCCAACATAATCATTAAAATATGGATTAATTGCCATTTTTATCCCATCATGAAGTCAACTGGTAGTTCGTAGCTTCTGTAGAACTCATTTTCAATTTCAGCAATTTCTTGAATTGCTTCCCCGTATATTTGAGCACCTTTCATCACTATACCACCAGGCAAAGCAACACCATCATACTTTGCCATGTTTGCTCCCCATTGTCTCTTAATAAGAGCAGTTGTATATTTTTGTAACCATCTATCGTTGTATATTTCAGTAAACTCATCTGGATCTAAAGCAGCATACGCTTCTACGATGATATAATTTCCAACTTTAACATCGCTAAAATCTCCATCAATATATAAACGATTAGTTACTTTACTAAATCTAATTGCTTTTTCTGGTTGAAAGAAGTCTTGAATTAATTTAATATATCTCTTAGTAGAATCATAAGTTGCAAGTCCTAGTGCTGGAGAACCTGCAAGACCTCTATTGATACCGAAATAGTCAGTCAAAGCTAACTGATATCTAATATCAAACATATCAATAGAAGTAAAGTTACCAAATTGAAATATTTTAACAACAGAAACTATGTCTTTACCAGTAGGACTATCTCCTGTTATTCCATTTATTGGTCCAATAGAATCAGTTTCTATGTATTTTCTATTAACATCAGTTTCTGTTAATTGATATTTGAAGTAACCCTTTTCTACTCCATCAAAATGTCTCTCCGAAAAGAATAACATAGCTTCATCAACTCTGTCATGGCATTGCTGATTGTCAACATTAATTTGAATGACGGGTTTACCTAGTTTACGAAGACAATATTCTATTAGTTCTTCTCTGGAATTAATTGTTGCCATTAAAAAATCTCCGTATTATTTATACGGAGATTCATTTGTGTTTTAATTTTTATTTACTGCGCCGACGGAGCAGGAGGAGCAGGAGGTTCTTTCTTGGGTAGATCATGCAATGTTACTGGAACTGAATCGACATCACGATAATCCATGTTTTCAATGTAATATCTTCTAGTGATTGGTTCATCACCTTCGTCTGGTTTTGATTTTTCATAATTGGTAAATCCAGGCATTTGAAGAGGACAAGCAAGTTTTGGATAGTCCAACTTACTATATTCATCACCTTCTGCCATTAACCAAGTTCCCTTTCGATCACCACACCCACAACCACCACAGAAAAACTTACCATCTGTGGCAGATTTTTTAAGGTGTTCACATGGAGGAAGAATACCTCCAACATTTTCATTTCCAAAACAACTTAACACTCTAAGTTGCTTTACTGGTTTTGCAACCTTCTCATCATTAAAGCCACGAGAAGCAACAGCAGTTGCAAAATTTTGAATCATGGTTAATTTCTTACCTAAAAATGACTTGTCTTCCTTAATTTCTTGTTTTCTAAATTCTGGAGTTTCACTCATAATTAATTCCTTTCAATAATTATACAATTTGTTTTTATAAAGTCAACTCTATTCTTTTGAAAAGTTTGAACACCATATCAATCTTACCAACCGTGCTTGTTCCAAGAACTTTACCAAAGTAATTACCATTACTTAAATCTAAAAACTGAGAATATAAAATATTAGAATTTATATTAGTTGAAGAGGTAAATAATCCACTAGTACCTTTCATTTTAGTTATGTAGGTGTAAGTATTTTCTGCGTTACCTACTAATTTAGAAGAAAGGAACATCATTTCTTGTATAGAGGGAATATACCATCCAAGTAACCCTTTTCGTGTTGCTTTATTTAGAGTATTTACTAAAATATTATCAATTCCACCAAATTCAGAATCACCATAACAATTATAGTATCCGTTATGTGATGATGTTTTTGGTAGTTTTTTATTAG